GCCCGAGGCATCCGATTTCAACCCCGACGCGCTGCCCGAGCGCACGATTACCGAGGCGCGCGTACACGAATTTGGGCCGGTCACCTTCCCGGCCTACCCGCAGGCAGACGCGGGCCTGCGTTCGCTCACCGACAAGTTCTGGTTGCCGCAGAACTTGTCCGACCTTGTCACAGCGCGAGCCGCCGCACTCGCCGACGCGCCCGAGCCGCTGGAAAGCACTCAGGCAGTCGTGAGCCGCAGCACTCGCTCGGGACGCGACTACCTACAACCCGAGAAAGGGGTGCGGCCATCATGGGCGCTGTAACCGAGAACTTCGAAGGCCCTGACGACCTGCGCGCGCGTCAGGCCGAAATCAAGCGCGAACTAGAACGGATCGACGGCGAGTACCGCGGGCAGGCACTGCCCGACGCCGAGCGCGAGTCGTGGAATGCGCTCAACAGCGAGTACGACGAACTCGACGCACAGCTAACCGAACTCGAAACGCGCGAGGCACGCATGCAGCAGTTGGCGGCGAAGCCGGAAAACGTCGAGCCGGTCGAGCCGCCGTTCCAGATGCGGCGTCCGAGTGCGACCCGGACGTCGGACATCTGGGACCTGACCACGATCCGCGCCGCGGGCGGGCCTGACGAAATCCGCGCAGAGGTCCATGACCGTTGTAAGCGGGCGATCGAGCAGGCGTTCTTCCCGCACCCGCAGGTTCGGAACGAGGATGCACAGGCGCACGTCGAGCGACTGCTGATGTACGACAACGCCACGTGCGAACTCGGGTATCTGATCATGCGCACGGGCTCGCCGACATACCGCAAGGCGTTCGCGAAGTGGGCAATGGGGAAGACGCTCGACCCCGACGAATCGCGCGCGTTCTCGCTGTCGACGACGGGCATTCCGATTCCGTACGTGCTCGACCCGACCGTGATTCCGATTTCGAACTCGGTCGTCAACCCACTGCGGGCGATCAGCAACGTCGAGCAGATCGTCGGCTCGAACCAGTGGCGCGGCGTGACGGCGGCCGCGATCACAGCCTCGCGCGTGTCGGAAGCAACTGAGGCGACGGACAACACGCCGACTCTGGCACAGCCGACGATCGACTGCTCGAAGGTGCACGCGTTCGTGCCGTTCTCGATCGAGTCAGGTCAGGATTGGTCGGCGCTCGAAGCAAACATGTCTCGGCTGTTCTCGGATGCGAAGGATGACGAAGAAGCAACCGCGTTCGCGACCGGCAACGGCACGCCGCCGAACCCGTTCGGCGTGCTCACTGGCGCCACGGGCACGACCGCGGCGGCAACGGGCCTAACGATCACCGCGGCGAACCTGTACTCACTCGAAGCGGCACTCGCACCGCGGTTCCGGCCGCGGGCGCAGTTCGTCGCCAACCGGGCTATGTACAACATCATCCGGGCACTCGACACCGCGGGCGGGGCGCAGTTGTGGCTGCGCATCGGCGAACTGATCGGCAACGCCCCGGCATCGAGCGGCGGCAACGGAAACACCGGCCTGCGGCTGCTCGGCTACGCCGTGAACGAACTGTCGACGATGTCGGCCACCGTCGTCAACGGCACAAAGATCATGCTGCTTGGCGACTTCTCAATGTTCAAGATCATCGACCGGGTCGGCATGACGGTCGAACTCGTGCCGCATATCTTCGGCGCGGGCAACCGCTACCCGATCGGGCAGCGGGGTCTCTATGCGTACTGGCGCAACGGGTCGAAGGTCATCGACGCGGCCGGATTCCGGGCGCTGACCGGCACGACCTAAACGACGGTTCCGGCGGGGGGTTCGAGGATGCCATCGGACCCCCCGGCCGGGAAGAAAGGAACCGATGGGACGACCACGCAAACAGCCGAGTAGCGGCTACGTGAAAGCGCGCGAGGCGTTCGGCTGCGAGTACGAGGGGGAATTGATCACGGTCGCCGCGGGCGAACTCGTGCCCGCCGGGCATCCGATCACGAAGGGCCGCGACGCGCTGTTCGAGCCCGTCACGTCGTTCGGCCGCTGGGACCAGCCCGCCGAGTCGAAGGACGATGCCGACGATGACGAACACGAGGTCGAGCAGGCGACCGCGGCGCCCGGCGAGAAACGGGGGGCGAAGTAATCGCCGCCCGGCGTCATCGCGGCCCGGTGTGCTGGGTCAACGAGCCCGAGCACGATGTGCCCGAGTCGGGGTTCTACGCGCTCGACCGCAAGGGGCGCGAACTCGTGCAGCCGCTCGTTCGCCTCGTGGCCGTTCAGCACCGGATGACAGGCGCGCATCACTACCGGAAGGCAGGACCCGGCGAGCACTCGCCGCCCGTCGGGAACGTGGTCGATTTCGACCTCGATGTCGAAGGAAAAACCGACATGACGGCAGCGTGAAGGGGGCAGCTATGGAAGCAGTGGCGTTCCGGCCGGTCGTGTTCAGCGTCGCCCGTTGGCACGTTGCCCCGGCCGGTGAACTGATGCGTGAGTGGGCCGACGAATGGCCGCGAGTGCATCGGAAACTGTTCGACCGAATCCTGCTGATGGCATCCGGGAAGTCGTCCTACCTGTCCGAGAAAGTGAAAAACGAGGTACTGGGCGCGGTCGCGTTCGGCGCGCCGTCGTCGGTGTTCTTCGCGCTCTGGACAACGACGGCAGGCACCGACATGGATGCGTACGTCGGCAACACGGCGGGCGAAGTGACGGGCGGGTCGTACGACCGCGTGTCGAAGACGAATAACACGACCAATTTTGCCAGCATCACGGGCGATGCGGCGAAGGTCAACTCGAACGCGATCACCTTTCCGACAGCAACTGCCGATTGGAACTCGGGCTCGACGATCCCGCAAATGGGGGTGTTCGACGGCAACCTAAAAACGGCCGCCGACAACCTGCTCATTTGGGGCGACCACACGACCGCTAAGTCGGTGCTGAACGGCGACACAGCGCAGTACAACGCGAGCGCTGTGTCATGGACCGAGGAATAGATACCTACCACCCGTGACAACCCGAGCGACAGTCGCTGGCGTCGGCCTACTCGTGCTCGCCGTCGCTGCGACTGTCGGCGCGTCGCTGGGCGGCGCTGCTGCTTTCGACTGGAACGCTGCCTATCAAGCTGCGAGCCCTGGCGATACGGTGCAGGTACCGGCCGGTTCTTACGGCGATGTCGTGATCAGCGGGCAGAAACCGGGCGCGGCCTGCCGCTGGGGTGGGCCGTACCTACACGGCTCGACGTCGGACGGGGTCGCCGTCGAGCCGCAGAATCTGTCCGGTTGCGTTCACTTTGTCCCCGCGCCCGGCGCGGCGGTCGCGATCACGAACCTGACGATTCACGCGAGCGCGGTCGACGTGAACGGGTTCTCGATCGGCGGGGCTCGCGACGGCTCGACGGGCTCGCTCGATATCCAGAATGCGAACTGCACGACGGCCCAGTACACCGACATTGTCGTGCGCAACACGTCGGCGTACTGGTTGTTTCTGAAAGGCGCGAGCTACACGGCACTCGTGAATGACGTGTTCAGCCCGCAGCAGTCGTCGGCACATTCCCGCATCGCCGGATGCGATCAAGCGGGGCAGCACATCACGCATGTACTGCTCGACGGCACAACGATCCGCGACCAGCTATGGGAATTCGCCGGGCAGCACGTTGAGGGTGTGCAGTGGACGGCCTGCGACGTGTGCACCGTCAACGGCTCACGCTTTCTCAACCTGGCGCAGTACGACATCAGTTTTGCGTTCGGGTCGGGCGGCGACAACTCGGGAAACCACATGCTGATCCAGAACAGCGTTTTCGACGGCACGTGCTCGCATCAGAACTACCCCGGCGGCTGTCACGGACCGGGCTCGGCGAATCAGGCAATAAACATCGGCTGCCCGGCAGGCTGTTCGTCGAAAGACTGGCTGTTCCGCAACAACTCGTTACCAATGGACGACAACATCGGTTGCGACTGCTCGGGCTCGACCGGCGACCTACTCGTGACCGGCAACATCATGGGCGGCCCGTCGCCCGGCTACGTCTGCGGCGTCCGTCAGGGGCAGGGGTTCAACTACGACACGAACGTGTTTGGCGTCGGCCCGTCCTGCGGCGTCAACAACGTGTACGGGAAGACGGCGGCACAGGTGTACACGAACGCGGCCGCGTACGACTTCACGCCGCCGCCGGACGCGCCGCAGGTCGACCTGATGCCGTCAGGGTTCCCGCTCGTGGATATCCAGGGCGCAGCCCGGCCCGCCGGTTCGGCTGGGGACGCGGGGGCGTATGAGGCGGGCGGGGCATCACCGCCACCTGCCCCGCCGCCGCCCCCGCCGCCCCCGCCCGCCCCACAGCCGCCACCTTTGCCACCCCCGACGCCACTGCCGCCCGCGATCACAAGTGTCGTGCTCAACACGTGCGCGAAGTCGACCGTCACGATGACATGGGCGGCCGTTCCGGGCGCAGCGAAATATCTACTGTTCCTCGATGCTAAGCAGGTCAGTTCGACGAAGACGGCGACCACGGCCCGGTTCGGCGTGCCCTGCGGAACGCACACGCTCGGCGTGTCCTGGCAGGACGCCGCAGGCACGTCGAGCCCGATCGCGGCCCGGCAGGCGCCCTAGTGGCGATCACCTTTCTCGGCGCCGTGGCGTCGGTCTCGACGGGCGACACGGTCTCGCTAACGATGGCACAGGACATCGGAACTAGTTACGGAATCGTTGCCATCGAGGCGAACGAACTCGGCGGCACGGGTGGCAGTTTCGGCGATGACAAGGGCAATGCGTACACGTCCGACGACCCCGGCTTCGGTATCGCGTCGACAAACTTCATTCGCGTGTGGCGAACAGGCCCGGTCGCAACCCCGCTCGCGGTCGGCGACAAAATTAACTGCAACGTCGGCACGAGTCAGCAGGGCGCTTTCGCCGCGTGGGCATTCAATGACTGGGCAGGCAACGACGGCACGAACGGCACGAATAACGCCGAAGGTCGGGCGACGGCGAGCACGGCGCCGAGTGACAACCTACAGTCGTCAGTGACCACGAACGCGAACGACGTCCTGTTCGGCGCGATTATGGCGAACGACAACGTGACCTTGTCCGGTGTTACCGCCGGGTGGAACGCGGAAAGCACGGCGAGCGTGCTGTCGGGGGCGTCGACGCTGTACTCGGGCAAGTTCGTCAAGCTGTGGCCGTTTAGTCAGACGGTCGCGGCTGCGGGTACCTACCACCTGGCAGGCACGCTCAGCGGCACGGGCTCGACGTGGCTACTGGTCGTCGGTCAGTACAAGTACACGGTGCCTGTCGCGCCCGCGATGCCGCCGCTGCGGTCGCCTGTCTGGAAACCGACCTTTGTGTACATGCGCAAGCGCGAAGGGAAGGTGAGACTGTGAACGCCGACTACGTCCGGCCGCTGGCCGAGGCCGTCGAGCGAGAAATCGCCGACGGTCTTTCTCTTGGACCCTTTCACCGACATTGGTTGCTCTGCAACCGGGCGCCTGCCGTCGTGCGCGAGCAGCTACGACTCAGCCGCGAACGGCCGGGGCTGCGAATGGCGCGACAAGGGTTCATGTCGATGGATACGAACGATGCGAATATGGGCGACTTCGGCGCCCGTAACAACCTTGCGACCGAGCTAAATATCCTGCAGGACGGCTCGACGGGTGCATCGGCAGCGACGGCGCAGGCGGTCATTAACGAGTTCTGCGCTATCGCGCCGAACGACGCACGGCCCGGCAAGACGTATCAGATTCGCGCGGGCGGCATTTACTCGAACACAGGAACCCCGACGCTGATTTGGACCCCGCGCTGGGGCACGTCACCGACGGTAGCGACGAACATCAGCCTAGGCGCGTCGGCGACCTGGACAACGATCACCGGCACGACAAACTTGCCATGGGTCGTCGACTTCGATTTCGACATTCGAACTATGGGCATCGGCGCTACGCAGGGAACCGGGGTCGGCTTCGGCGCCGTCGAAATGGGAATCCCGGTCACGTCGTCGCAGTTCATAGCCGGGTTGTACATCGGCGGCACGACGGCGACGATCGACACGACGGGCACGTCGGGCACGGCCGGGTGCGGGCTCACGCTGAATATCACGTGGTCGGCGGCGTCAGCATCAAACACGCTGACAACTAAGCACTGGCTGCTTATGAGTAGGAACTGATGCCGGTACCCGTCCGTTTCCAGGCGCCGCGGGTTTGGCAGCAGCCGCATCTGCCGCCCGCGATCAGTGGGCAAACGCAGACGTTCGCCGTCGTGATCGCCGGGCTCGGGTCAGTCACACCCGACACGCTCGTGCGAACACGACAGGTCGCAGCCACTGTCGCCGGGCTCGGCGCCGTCACGCCCCTGTTCGTACGGGCGCCGCGCGTGCTCGCTACCACGGTCGCCGGAACGGGCGCCGTGTCGCCGCTGCTCGGGCGCGTGCGGCCGGTCGCCGTCGTGATCGCCGGTACGGGCGCTGTCAGTGTGACTCGGCTCGCAGTCACCCGCACCCTGCAGGCCGTCATCGCCGGAACGGGCTCGGTCACGACGGTGTTCGTACGCGTGAAGCTGCTCGCCGTGACGGTCGCCGGGCTCGGGACAGTGGCTGTGTCGACGCTCGTTCGGACGCGCGGGCTACAGGTGGTCATCGCGGGCACAGGAACGCTCACGGCAGCCGCATCGCGTTTTCGAGGGTTCGCAGTCGCGGTCGCCGGTACGGGCGCCCTGACGGCGAACTACGTGCGCAACAAGCGCGTATTTCAGACGACCGTCGCCGGGCTGGGCACGGTCGCCGCCGATATCGGCACGCTCGGTCGCGTGGCGTTCGCGGTCGCGATCGCTGGGCAGGGGACCGTGACGGCCGCTGTCGTGCGCACGCGTCGGCTACAGGCGACGATCGCGGGCACGGGCGCCGTCGTCGCCGCTGTCGGCTGCATTCGGCGGCTACAGGTCGCCATCGCCGGAACGGGCGCCGTCGCCGGGCTCGTGGTCAGGCTGCGCGGGCTGCGGTCGACGCTAGGCGGCTCGGGCACCGTCGCCACCGACCTGACCGTGCTGTCAACGCTCGCGCCCGACCGCATCGAGGGGGACGCGGGCAATGTCGAATTTGCAGGGCTCGAAGGTGACACAGAGTTCGCGGGCGCAGCCGCGGGCGGCGAGTTCGCAGGCATCGGCGCGGGCGGCGAGTTCTCGGGCGTCACGGGCGAAAGGGGGTTCGAGTGAACACGTTCGTGCTGCGCAACACGCAGGCGACGCTGTCAGTCGTGTTCTCGGCCGGGAACGCCGACGGGACGGTCACGGCCACGATCACGCGCGCCGACGGCTCGACGCTGTCTACCGGCAACGCCACGCACGACACGTCGGGCGGCGCGCCCGCGGGGCGGTACACGTACGTGTTGCCGCCGCAGGCGCAGGTCGCCTCGCTCACGATCACGTGGGCGGGCACGTTCGGCGGCATCGCGCAGTCGCTCACGTTTCCGGTCGAAGTCGTCGGCGCGCACCTGTTCACCGTCGCCGAAGCGCGCGCGTTCGGCGATCGAGCGCTCGCGAACTCGACCGTGTACCCCGACGACCTGATCATCGACGCGCGCGAGCGCATCACCGATTGGTTCGCCGTCATCTGCTCGGTCAGTTTCACGCCCCGGTTTCGGCGTGTGCTGCTGGACGGGTCAGGCACGTGCACGATGTGGCTGCCGAATACGAAGGTGTCGCGCGTATTCACGCTCACGCAGGACGGGCTCGCGCTTGACATCGCCACTGCGAACGCGCTCGACCTGTCGGCCGACGTGTACGTGTATCCGACCGGCCGACTCGAACGCCGCAGCGCATGGCGGTACGACTTTCAGAACGTCATCGCCGAGTACGAACACGGCCACGCCGCGCCACCCGACGACATCAGCCGAGCCGGGATGATGCTCGCCCGCTACGACCTGACCACGAACCAGCTAGCCGACAGATTCCTGTCGTTCCAGAACGACCTAGGCGTGATCCGACAGTCGGTGCCCGGCTGGAAGTTTCCTACCGGAATTCCGATCGTCGACAGCGTGCTCGCCCGCTACTCGCACTGCGCGCCGCTGCAGCCGCTCACTACTTGAATGGCACTCAATCTCGCGAACATTCGCGCCGGGCTCGCCGCGAACCTGGCGACCGTGCCCGGTCTGGCTGTATCTGCGTACTACGACCAGACGGCCAACAATGTGCCCCCGATCGGCCTGATACGGCCGAACCCCGAAACCCTGATCGACTACCACGAGTCGATGCGCAACGGCGTCGAAATCGCGCACATGCTGGTCGAAGTGTTCGCAGGGGCGCAGGGTGACGTGAACGCACAGCAGGCACTCGACGGCTATGTCGCGTCGAGCGGCACGTCGTCGGTGCGGGCCGCGCTCGAATCCGACCGCACACTCGGCGGCGCCTGTCAGGACCTGATCGTCATTGAGTGCCGCAGCTACACCGATTACACACGCCCCGACGCCGCCACGCTTGTCGGCGCGCAGTGGGTCGTGGACGTACTCGCCTGACCTGACCTAACCGATGGCAAACCCAACCCCGACTAGGGCGGCGTCAGCCTGCCCGGAAAGGCGGTAAGCAGTGGCGACGCTTACGACGCAGGTCGTCACCCGAGCAGGGGTGACACCGACTTACGGCGCTGCGGCGGGTGGCGGTGACGCCATGGCCTGCAGTGACGACTCGTTCCTGCACGTGAAGAACGGCGGCGGTGCGCCGATCACGGTGACGCTCGCTATTCCGTCGGGCGCGAGTTCGTATTCGAACGTCGCGTACACGAACACGCAGGTATCGGTCTCTAACGGGTCCGAAAAAATGATCGGCCCGATTAAGTCGGCGATTTATGCCGATCCGACCACGGCGCTGTGCGTGATCACGTACTCGGCTGTGACGTCGGTCACGGTCGCCGCACTTCAGGTCCTCGAACCGTAACCCGCACCCGAAAGGGGGTAACACGTCGTGCCCAGTTACACGAAGGGCGGATCGGCGCCGGACCACTTCAAACCGGAAACCGAAGTCGGCCAGCCGGTCGATATCGACTTCGCCGCCGAGTACCCGCACCGGGAAAAGAACGAAGTCGAACTCGCGCTCGTGGCCGCCGGATGGATCGAGTCGGGCGACAAGGCGAGCGAACCGAAGGGCTCAACGAGAAAGGGGGCGTAACCCGTGGCGATCACGGTTCTAACTAACTGCATGGTTCTGATCGGCGGCGTCGACCTGTCCGACCACGCGTCGAAGGTCACCATTACGGATAACCGGGATTCGGTCGATATCACGGCGTTCGGTGCGACGAATAAAGCCGTAACGAAAGGGCTAGGCGATGCGTCAATCTCGATTGACTTTTTCGCCGATTTTTCGGCCGGTAAGACCCACAGTACTCTACAGCCTCTAATCGGATCGTCGACGACCACGACGGTCGAAGTTCGACCGACGAACGGTGCGCGCTCGCCGACGAACCCGGCCGCACTGATGAACGGGCTGCTGATGAATTACAACATGCTCGACGGCTCGGTCGGCGATGCGTCAAAGATCACGGCCGAATTCGTGAACGGTTCGCAAACCGGCATGACCTACCCGACAGCTTAGGGTGGCAACCGGGGCAGTACGCATCGAGGGCCTGCGCGAACTCGACCGGGCGTTCGCGCAGGTCTCGAAGCAGACACAGAAAGAATTCCGCAGCGAGCTAAAGAAAGTCGGCGAGCCGGTGCGCAGCAGTGCCGAAGAACTCGCCGTGTCGCAAATCGCGAACATCGGCGGCCAGTGGTCGCGCATGCGGCTGGGCTCGACTGCGCGTGTCGTTTACGTGCAGCCACGCACGCGCCGTCGCGACGGCTCGCCGCGGCCGAACCTGGCGGGGCTACTGATGGCGCAAGCGCTATTGCCTGCTCTGCACAGCCACGAAGACTCGATCGAAGCCGGGGTCGAAAGGTGGCTCGACAGCATCATCATGCGAAACGGCTTTGCATAGGAAAAGGGGGAAACCTTGGGCAAGCTAACGATTACGGGCGCCGGGCCTGCGCTCGATGGCGAGTACGAACTGATCGTGCCGCCGTACACGCAGAAAGAATGGCATCAGATCAAGACGAAGACGGGGCTACGGCCACTCGACCTCGAAGACGCAT